CTGATGTTCAATATTTGCCGGTCGTTCCTGGTAGCTTAGGCAGGGAACGGTCCAAAGTCGAGAGATTGGCGCCGACACTTCCAAGTTATTGGATGTGCCGGCGCTTTTGTTTTTAACCCTCGGGGCGTGCTTATGAAACTTCTTTTTACATCGCGTAAATTCTGGGCAGCAGCAATCGCCCTGGTCGTCATCATCGTGGCATCCTTCGTGCCTGACTTCGCCATTGACCAGGAGCGGGCGGTCAGCCTGGCGGTAATCATGGTCACCTACCTGGTAGGCACGGCCATCGATCCCGGCCCTGGTAACTGGAAGGGGGTGATCCTCTCTCGCAAGTTCTGGGCAGCCGTTATCGGGCTGATCGTTATCTTCCTGGATGCGTTTCACGTTGTACTCCCCGTTGAACTGACAACCGAACAGCTTATTTCTGTGGTCGTGATCATCTCGGGCTACATCGCAGGGGTGGCCGTCGAGCAGCCCAAACAGCTCGCGCAGCCAGCCACACCGCCCTTTGTCGCTGATGAAACGGAATGGGCCGAGGGATGACACCACCCATACCGTCAACTGAAGTCTGGCTGCAATTTCCGCTTGTGGCCGTGATCGTGCTTTGTTTCGTCCTGGCCGGCGCTGGTATATTTTTCTTCACGAAGTGGATCTGGGGAGAATACAAGATTGAGCGCCAAAAAGATTTAGACTGGCGAGCGGCGCAGAACAAACAGCGCGAAGAGGCTGTTGCCGATCAGAACCTGCTATGGCGGCAAGCGATGGCTGAGCGCGATATTCGGTACGAGACCTATGACCGTGAACGGCAGAGCACGCTTAAAGAGTTAGCAGCCTCAATGGCCGGGATTGCGAACCAGCTTAAAGAGCACGACCAGCAGGCTAAAGATATTGCGGCCGTTGTTAACCGGGTGGATGAACACACACGCCCAGTACCTGAGCCTGGCCGGCGCAGCAGAAAGGCCACTGAATGATCACAGGCAAGGGCTATTTTATCTGGCAGCTCGATGATGATCAGATCCCGCAGCAAGATGCCCTGGCGCGCATGCTGACCGGCGCAGGCTTCTCGCACGTCATCATCAAGGTGGCAGATGGGCCCTATGCCTACAATGCTGATCTGCTGCCCACATACGTCGAAGCCCTGCAGCGCGCCGGCATACAGGTGTGGGGCTTCCAGTACATTTACCTCGATGACCCGATCAATGAGGCGCGCAAGGGCATCCGCCAGGTGCTTGACCTGGGCCTGGCCGGCCTGATCATCGACGCCGAGGGCGAGTGCAAGGGCAAAGCCGCGGCGGCTGAGCGCTACATGAAAGACCTCCGCGCAGGCCTGCCGGGCGTGCTGTTGGGGCTCAGTTCCTACCGCTGGCCATCCCTGCACCCAGAGTTCCCCTGGCGTGAGATGCTGGCCAAGGTCGATTTTGTTATGCCCCAGGTGTACTGGGTTGGGGCGGATAACCCGGCCGGGCAGCTCGACAAAAGCATGCGTGAGTATGCCGGCCTGGCGCCTGCCAAGCCCTACATCCCAACAGGCGCGGCCTATCAGGAGCGTGGCTGGGAGCCCACGCCCGCACAGATCGTCGTGTTTTTCCAGGCAGTCAAGGCAGCCAGACTGCTGGGCTGCAACTTCTGGGAGCTGGCCAACAGCCTGCGCTATGGGCTGTATAGCACTGTTGCAGGGCTGAATTGGGACGGTACGACACCACCTATCCCTGAGCCTGATACCAAGACGATCCTGCTCAGCAACCCATACAGTGACCGGATGAACTTTCGCATCGCGCCTGCCGTTTCTACGGAAACGGTCCAGGGTCAGCTGCTGGATGGGACTCTGCTCGAGGTATTGGAAGAGGTTGTGGATGGCCAGGACATCTGGCTGCGTGTGCGTGCTGAGGGCTGGATTGTCAAGCGCTATCAAGGGCGTGTGTATGTGGAGGATAAGTAGCATGCCGATGTCTGCTCTCAGACCCTGCACATATCCTGGCTGCATTGCTCTTGTGCGTAATGGGCGCTGTGCTCAGCACGCGCGTCAGGCCCAGCAGATGTACCACGATCCTGTTGTGCAGCGCTTGTATAAGACAATCCGATGGCAGATCATTCGGCGCATACAGTTGGCCAAAGAGTCATGGTGTGCAGAGTGTCTGCGTGCAAACATCTATACCCAGGCCACCGATGTGGATCATATCAAACCGCATCGTGGCAATCAGCAGGAGTTCTTTCGAGGTCCGTTTCAATCGTTGTGCCATGCCTGCCACAGCAGCAAGACGGCCAGTGAGGTGCTGAACCGATGACCCATACCCCCTCAGAAAGTTTTCAACTGGGGGCATCGGAGCGCGTGGGGGTCGCGCGCAAGAAATATTCCCCGATCAGGTTTTTATAATGCCGACGCCGATCAAATCCAGCAAAAACATGAGCATAGGCGGCCGCGACGGTGGCAAACACCTGACGCGGGCCGAACTGGAGTCGCGCCAGGCTGCAGAGTCAGGGCACACGCGCCGGCGGGTGCTGCTGAAGCCGCCGGATTGGCTGAAGGAGTCTGAGGATGCGATGAAGGTGTGGAAGAGCATCCTAAAGAAGCTCAAGGGCATCGAGCTGCTCGACGATCTAGACAGCGAGCTGCTGGCCATCTACTGCGATGCCCTGGTCAATTACCGGCTGTGCAGCCGCGGCATGAAATTGGTTGGCGAAGATGGCGAGATGCTCGCCAACGATGAACGCATGAAGACGACGCAAGCCTGGGCGCGCATCGTCACGTCCTACGCCGACAAGCTGGGCCTGACGCCCGGCGGCCGAGCACGCCTGGCCAAACGCAAGGCCGAACAGGTCTTCGATCCGTTTGCTACTGAGTTTGGAGGCTGATCGTGACGCATCCTACCACCCAATACGCGCTTGATGTGGTCGAGGGACGCCGGGTTGCCGGCAAGCCCGAGATCCAGGCATGCCAGCGGCACCTGGATGACCTCACGCGCCAGGGTGGCGAAGACTTCCCGTGGATCTTCGATGAGGCCAAGGCCAATAAGATCATCACCTGGTTCGGCTACTGCAAGCACGTCAAGGGCCCGCTGGCCGGGCAGCCGATCGAGCTGGAGCCCTTCCAGCAGTTCGACCTGGGCTGCATCTTCGGCTGGGTGCATCCTGAGACCGGCCTGAGACGGTTTGAGAAGGCCTACATCCAGGAAGCACGCAAGAATGCCAAGTCCACGATCATGTCGGGTATTGCGCTGTACCTGATGGCTGGCGATCAGGAAGAGAGCCCCGAGGTGTACTGCGCCGCGGTCGATAAAGAACAGGCCCGCATTATCTACAAGGATGCCAAGGCCATGGCGCAGAAGTCGCTCGATATCTCGAAGCGGCTCAAGATTCGCGATTACATGATCAGCCACGTCTCGCGCGGCGGCGAGCTGAAGGCGCTCTCGAAAGAGACCAAGAACAAAGACGGTCTCAACCCCAGCGGCGCCATCATCGATGAGTACCACGCGCACGATACCAGCGAGATCTACGACCTGCTGTGGTCCGCCTGGGGCCAGCGTGCCCAGGCCCTGATGGCTATCATCACCACGGCCGGGTTCGAGACCAACGAGAACCCGTGCCATAAGGAATACGAATACTGCAAGCAGATCATCGCGCGCCTGGTGACCAACGAGCGCTATTTTGTGATCATCCGCGAGCTGGATCCAGGCGATGATGAGCACAATCCGGCTGTCTGGATCAAGGCCAACCCGCTGCGCGCGGCCACCCCGGCCGGGCTGAAGAAGATTAAAGAGCAGCACGACGAGGCCTTTAGTTCGAAAGACTCGGCCAAGATCCGTAACTTCCGCGTCAAAAACCTCAATATCTGGGTGGATGAAGCGGAGGATAGTTACATCGGCGATCTGTTGCCGCGCTGGAATGAGCTGGCCATCAGCCGTGAGGAATTCGCTACGCTGACCCGCGGCATGAAATGCCTGGTGGGTGGTGACCTTTCGAAGAAGATCGACCTGACGGCCGACGCCTTTCTATTTGCGCTGCCAGACGGGCGCGTGGCAATCACTGCGCATGGCTTTATGCCATCAGAGTCGGTTATCAAGCACGAAAAAACCGACAAGATCCAATACCGCGATTGGATCAAAGCCGGCTGGGCGACGGTCACAGAGGGCGACGCCACCGACTATCATGCCATCGAAACCCACATCCACGACTGCGAGCTGGAGCATGGGTGGAAGGTGCACGAGTTTGCCTTTGACCCGTATAACGCCACCCATTTCGCCAATGACCTGGCCAACCAGGGCTACACCACGGTTGAGATCCGCCAGGGCGTGCAGACTCTGAGCGAACCGACCAAGCTCTTCCGCGAGATGATTGCCCAGCGCAAGATCGTGCACGATGGCTCGCCGCTGTTGACCTGGTGCCTGGCCAACGCAGTGACGGCCCAGGACAGCAATGAGAACATCAAGCTCTCGAAGAAAAACGCCAGCGATACCAAGCGCATCGACCTGCTGGCTGCCGGCATCAACGCTATGGTGCGTATCGAAGCGCTGCGCGAGACATCGCGCGATCTGAATTCCGAAATTCTTTCGGAAGATTGGGGCATGTGATGAAACATTTGCGAGCGTTTCTACAGAAACACTCAGACGACATCCTGATCATGGCGGGCTGCGGGCTGATTTTGTACGGTATTTCGCTGGTCAGCATCCCCTGGACGTGGGTGGTTGCCGGCATTATGTGCCTGGTTCTGGCTGTTTTGATAGGCTTTGGAGGAAGACAGTGATCATTCGTAATTTAGTCAGGCCCAGTAATGCCACACATGAGCCGATGACTTTGCCGGAGGTAGTAGAGGCGCATGGTTTGATCAATGCCTCCGGGCAAACGGTAACGCCCGAAACATCCCGGCGAGTAGCCACCGGTTACCGCTGCATTAACGTGCTCAGTGATGACGTGGCCAAGATGCCGCTGCAGCAGTTTATCAGCCGCAGCAGCGGCCAGATTGAGCGGGTGAGGCCAGATAACCGCATTCAAAACACGGCCTGGCTGATGGAAGTTTCTCCCAACCGCTGGATGACGCCGTTTCTCTTCAAGAAGGCGCTGGCGATGTGGGCCATTACCTGGGGCGCGGGTTATGCCTGGCAGCCGCCGCGCATGCCCGGCGCCAGGCGTGAGCTGTTTATTCTCAACAGCGCCGCAACCATCCCGGTCTTCGATATCCAGGGCAACCTGTTTTACCAGACTACGTTTTCCACCGGTGAGACGGAGTACATCCCGGATGTTGAGGTTTTTGCGCTGCTGATCAACTCGATGGATGGCATCACCGGCCGGTCCGTGCTGACCTATGCGCGCGAAACGATCGGCCGCCAGCTGGGCGCTTATGAGACCCAGGGCAAGTTCTACAGCCAGGGCCTCAACCCGGGCGGGATTGTGTACGTGGGCGGTGATCTGGACAAGACGGCGCGCGATAAGATCCGCAATTCTTACGGCGAAGCCATGTCGGGCAGCTCCAACGCCTACCGGCTGGCAGTGATGGACTCGAAGATCACCAAATTCGAAGCCATCACCATGAAGCCGGTCGATGCCCAGTTCCTGGAGTCTATCCAGGCCACCGACGTGGAGATTGCCAACTTCTTCGGCGTGCCGCTCTACAAGCTCAACTCGGGCAAGCAAAGCTACAACTCCAACGAGCAGCAGAACCTGGACTACCTGACCACCACGCTCGACCCGTACCTGGTGCAGTGGGAGCAGGCGGCCGCACTGCGCTGGCTGACTGAGCTGGAACAAAACTACACCTATTTCCGCTTCAACCGCGATGTGTTGCTGCGCACAGATGCCAAGACGCGCGCTGAAACACTGGAGAAGCGCATTATATCTGGCCAAATGAGCCCGAATGAAGCGCGCGAAATTGAGGATATGCCCGCGTACCCCGGCGGTGAAAGTTTCTACATGCCGGCCAATATCAACAAGATCGGAGGAGGGAATGCCTAAGCAACCTGTACGTATTTTTGAAGGGGAAACCAGGCCGCATGAGCCGTTCTGGCGCTGGCGCAATGCTGTGGAGCAAGACGGTGCTGAGCCTGAGCTGGAATTCTACGGGTTTATCTCGGAATACAGTTGGTGGGATGATGACATCACCCCGCAGCTGTTCAAGGACCAGCTCTATTCAAATGGCCAGGGCGGCCCGGTGACCATCCGCATGAACAGCGGCGGCGGGGATATGATCGCGGCGTCTGTGATTCGCTCGACGATTATGGAATATCCGGGCAAGGTGACGGTGCGCATCGACGGCCTGGCAGCGAGCGCGGCCACCTATGTGGCCATGGCCGGCGACCTGGTGCGCATGCAGGATACCGCATACTTCATGATCCATGACCCGTGGACCATCGCGATCGGCAACGTCGACGATCTCAAGCAGGTGATCGACATGCTGAAGAGTCTGAAGAGCGGCATTGTCGACGCCTACGCATCCAAAACCAAGCTGCCTGCTGAGAAGCTGGCCAAACTGATGAACGATGAAACCTGGATGAGCGCCAACGAGGCAAAGACACTGGGGTTTGTCGATGAAGTCATCACTGCCAGCTCTAAAAAGAGCGCGCCACAGGCGACTTATGTCAACGCGCTCCCCCAATACTATGTGAACGTTCCGGCGGCCTTACTGAAGCGCGAGCCGGTTAATCCTATCGAAGCGGAATCGCCTGACGTGGTCAAGCTCCGCGCCGAAGTTTGTCTATTGAAAGGGACAAAATGAACCTCAAGAAGTTTTTTGACGCGGCCAATATGGCCGAGGCGCGGGTGCAGTCGATTGCCGCGCAGATCAATGACCTGTTCGACAAAGGTCAGACCGAGGATGCTCTCAAGCTCCGCCCCCAACTGGATGCCGCCAAGGCTGAGGCCAAGGAAGCGCACCAGCTCTATCTGTCGATGGCAGCCGCTACCACGCCGGATGGCGACCCGGCTACCCGCTTCGTGCCAGCCGGCGCCAAACCCGAGTCGCAGGAAGTTAAAGAAATGCGCGGCTCCAACGAGTACATGACGGCCTTCTTTGATGCGCTGCGCGGCGGTGTGTCGCCCAAGACCATCAAGGCCGGCCAGCACCGCGCTGAGCCTTACCAGGTGCTGATGGCCACCCTGACCGAAACCGGGGGAAGCCCGGCAGGTGAAGATGGCGGCTTCCTGCTGCCGATTGATTTTGACAACAAAATCAAAGAGCTGATGCGCCAGTATCCTGACATGTCCCCCTACGTCAACGTTGAAAACGTGACCGCTTACAGCGGTTGGCGCGTGGTCGAGCAGGCCGCGGCCGCCCTGCCGTTTGCGGCGATCACGGAAGACCAGTCGCTGGCCGAGATGGAGCAGCCCAAGTTTGACAAGATCACCTATACCATGGTCGATTACGGCGGTTACCTGCCGGTATCCAACGACCTGATGGCGGATACCCCGGTCAATATCATGAACTACCTGGCCAAGTGGGCTGCCAAGAAGGCCGCGCTGACCAATACCAGCCGGATCCTGGCCCTGATCAATGCCCTGACCCCCACGGCCGTGGCCACCACAGATGACCAGTACGCAGCGATCAAGACCGCCCTGAACATCACCCTCGATCCGGCCATCTCCGCCGGCGCGACCATTTTCACCAACCAGAAGGGCTTCGACATTCTGGACCAGATCCTGGACGGCGATGGCCGCCCACTGCTGCAGCCCGATCCCAGCATGCCGACTTCCTATCGGGTCATCGGACGCCCGCTGGTGGTTATTGCCACCCGCGTGTGGGCTAACATGACCTCGACCGATCGCGCGCGCCTGGCGATTGGCGATGGCAAGGAATTCATGACCCTCTTCCGCCGCAACCCGCTTGAGATGGCTTCGACCAACATCGGCGGCGATGCCTGGCGCAAGAACAACACCGAAGTGCGCGCCATTATGCGCCTGGATGAGGCTGTGATGGATGCCACCGCAATGGAGCTCCTGACCCTGGCTTTCTAAGCTGGCTTCCTGAGCCTGAACCATAAGACAGCAGGGGGCTGGTGACAGCCCCCTGAAGAGAGAAGTGAAAGGAATAAAGCAATGGCTCGAACGAAGGTTTATCACAAGAGAGGCGGGGCTGAACTGATTGTGGCCAGCGGCGGAACCATTACCGTCGAGAGTGGCGGCACGTTAACGGCGGCTGCCGGATCGACAATCACCGGCGTGGATGGCGCCGCGACGTTTGCCTCAGAGGCTGAAGCCCAGGCGGGCACGGTCACTGATAAGAACATCTCGCCAGCAACCCTGGCCGCGGTGACCGCTACTGCCACGCGGGCTGGCGTGGTGGAGCTGGCCACCGATGCTGAGGTGCAGACCGGTTCTGATACCGCGCGGGCTGTGACACCAGCTGGCCTGACTGCAAGGACATCCACAGCTACCCGCGCCGGGGTGGTCGAACTGGCTACCGCTGCTGAAGCGCTGGCCGGCACGGATACCGCTCGCGCTGTAACGCCAGCGGGCCTGCAGGGCTCGATCGACAGTGTTGAACTGATCTCCTTTGCTGGTGCAGCTGCGCCTGGCGCTTGCACGGCAACTGGTCTGAAACTTGGTGACGTAATCCTATCGGTGACTGGGATCGCTGCCGGAACCAAGGGCGACCAGAGCGCCAAGTTCGAAAGCACGGTCACCGTGGCCGACCAGATCCAACAGTCGGACGCCGGCAACCTCAGCGCTAATATCTACCTGGCGCTGGTCCACCGCAAGAGTTAAGAGGAGTCAACCTGTGGCCAACATTCTATCTGCTGCTGAAGGCTCTACCGTTCTGCGCTGTGATGTCGCGGACGCCAATATGCTCGCGCTGCTGCCACAGGTTGACGCCTATGTAAAAAACGCCACCGGTCGGGATTGGACACTGGACGCTACAGTCCGACCGGAGGCGAAGGCAGCCGCACGCATGCTGCTGGTGCGCTGGCATGAGGACCCGGGTGGGATGGCGGCCGGCAGCGCGCTGGGCTTTGGCCTGAGCGCTATCCTGATACAGCTTGAAGCCCTGGCCCTGCAGCTGGCAGCGGCCGGCGTGCCGGAGGACGCCCTGGCGCTGGCTGCCACCAACCTGGTCAACAGCATGGCCGTGGATGCCAGCCTGGTGCTGATCTTCAACCATCCGATGGCATCCAGCGCGACCAGCGCGGTCAGCCTGGCGGATGCGGCCGGGAATGCGGTGGCGGTAACCAACAGCCTGGACGTAACGGGGAAGATCCTAACGGTCAACCCCGACGCAAGCCTGACGGCCGCCACCACCTACCACCTGACCATTGACGCCGCGGCGAATGCCTACGGGCAAACGCTGTCGGATGAACTGATTTTCACAACGGCGGGCCTATGATCCTCAACGGCAAGCCGATCAATCCTGGCGAGCTGCGCACAAAAGTGACGCTGGAGTCGCGCACCGTTTCTACAGAAACGGGCTTCCAGTCGCCGGCCTGGGCCACGATCGCTGACGTATGGGCCAGATGGACCAACGCGCACGGCGGCGAGGTCTGGCAGGCGGAGGCAGTGGGCGCTGAACAGCCGGCGACTCTGTTGATGCGCTACCGCAGCGGCGTCGATACAACCTGTGCGGTCAGCCTGGGCGGGGTGCGCTTTGAGATTGTCTCGATCGATGATATCCAGGAGCGCCATGAGTATATGGAAATCAAAGTGCGCCGGATGAAGGAGGGCTGAGATATGCCTGTGCGCGGAAAACTCAACCTGAAAGGCATGGAGAAATACCTGGAGGACCTGGCGGCTGCCGGGCGCGACGTGGATGCAGCTGCTGGCCGCGCGCTGGCTGCCGGCGGAGAAGTCGCCCTGCAGGGCATGCAGCGGCGCGTTCCGCAAGACACAAAGAATCTGGCGGAGCACCTGGCCACCAGTCAGCCGAAGAAAAACGGCAATTTTGTGTATGTGGATGTGGGCATCCTGCAGGCGGATGCCGACACAGCACGCTATGGCAACGCTCAGGAGTTTGGCACCAGCTCGATGCCCGCGCAGCCGTATATCAGGCCGACGTTGGCTGAGGACAAAGGCGCGATCTCCAAGGCCATGCGCGACAGCTTGAAAGAGGAGGGCCTGGCGTGATCAATATCTGGACGGTGGTCGAAGACGCCCTCACGCCGCTCAACGTGCCGATGGCGGCCGGCGTGTACGTGGCGGCCACCGGTGAGGAACGGCCTGAGCTATTCCTGGTCTATAGCCTGCCCACCGAGACGCCCGGGCAGCATGCCGATAACAGTGAGACCCTGCGAGCCTACCGGGTGCAGGTCAATATTTACAGCCGGACCGGGTTGAGCGACCTGCCCAACGTGGACGGCGCCATGACCGCGGCCGGCTTCCGGCTGGGCCCCGGTCGCCAAATACCTTACAACCCGGCTACCCGTCATCACGGGCTGTCCAGGGACTATATCTACCTCGGATAGAGGAGAGGATCCTATGACCCCAGTAAGTGCAAACGCAGGTGAATATAAGTCGGTTGTCGGCCTGGACAGCATCTATGTGGCTGTCGTAACCCAGGACGACTCGGCTGCTTATGTGGCGGATACGCCGCAATATTTTGCGCCGGCGGCTGAAGCGACCGCTGAGCCAACCACCAACAGCGAGACCCAGTACGCTGACAATCAGCCCTACGACACCATGGTCAGTGAAGGTGAAACGGCTGTGGCTTTGACCGTGACCGGCATCCCGCTCGAGATGCTGGCGCTGGTGCTGGGTAAAGTTTTCGATGCTGCCAGCGGGCGCATGTGGGACAATGGCAGTATTCCACCGGATGTGGCGCTGGGCTTCCGCGCCGAGAAATCTAACGGCAGCCATCGCTATCAGTGGTTTTTGAAAGGTAAATTCAGCGCCCCGAGCGAAGAGGCCGCCACCAAGACTGATACACCGGATCCAAAGACCCAGCAGCTGACCTTTACTGCCATCCGTACCTCTCACAAGTGGGCCCTAACCGGCAGCATAACCGATTCGGTCAAGCGCGTGGTAGGCGATACCGACACGGATAACTTCAGCGCGACAGACTTCTTCGCCTCGGTGCAGACGCCGGCCAGTACATCGGTCTCGGCCCTGGCGCTTTCTACCGCACTCCCGGCGGATGGCGCGTCGAGCGTGGCGGTCACTGCGAATACCGTGCTGACCTTTAACAACGCATTGCAGGCCGGCGCAATCAATGGTGTGGTAGTCGTCAAAGCCGACGGCACTGCGGTGGCCTGCGTCAATACGCTGGATGTCACCAAGAAGATACTCACGGTCAATCCGTCGGCCAGCCTGGACGCCTCCTCGACTTACATCGTGGCGATCGGCGTGACTGACATCTACGGGCAGACGCTCAACACTGCCATCAACTTTGGCACGGCCTAACAGGTAACCCATGGTAGAACCCGAACCGACAACCAAACCGGCGAAGAATACCCCCTTGCAGATCACCATCTACGGCAAGGATGACGAAGTGAAGTCGACGCACAGCATCAGCCGTGTGCCCTGGCGCATTCTCAAAGCCGCGGTACGTATGGCCAAGAGTATCAATGTCAATAATCTCGATGAAGACGATATTGATGCCCTGGCCGGGCTGGTGGTAGAGGCGTTTGACAATCAGTTTTCCGTGGCCGACCTGGAGAATTCGGATATCGGGGAGATGGCCACCGTGCTGACGCAGATTATCGCCAAAGCGGGCACGCTTATGCCGCGCGGCGCAAACCCTACCCGGCCGGGGTAGAAGCCCCGGCGGATGCCAACGAGATCGACTGGCTCGTCGATTTGGAAATTACGCTGGTCAAGGCCTTTCACTGGAGCCTGCGCGATATCGATGAGACTGACATTTACAGCCTGCTGCCGTTCGTCTTCCGCATCAATCACGGTAAGACGGGCGGCACAGGCTCCCGAAAACGTAAAACGTATATTGACCAGGCGGGTTTTTTATAGGAGTGAATTATGGCCGGTGAGGTCGAAAACTTAAGCGGAAAACTCGGCCTGGATACGACCGATTTTAAGACAGCCATCGCGGCCGCCAACCGCGAGCTGCGCGTGATCGAGTCGGGCTTCCGCGCGTCGGCCGCTGCGTTGGATGACTGGGCTAAGGATGCCACTGGCCTGGAGATGCGCGTTAAAAGCCTGGGCGAGGCAATGGATATCCAGGGCGCAAAAGTGGCCGCGCTTCGCGCTGAGTATGAACGCATCGCAGCCGAACAAGGCTCCAGCAGCCGCGCGGCACAGGACCTGGAGATCAAGCTCAACAAAGAGACCGAATCGCTCAACAACATGCAGCGTGAACTGGGCACCAGTACCCAGGCGCTCAATGAGCTGCAAAACGGATCATCGGAGGCCGGCAGCGCGGTCGATGAGCTGGGTCAGCAGTCAAACGAAACAGCCGGCCAGATGGGTGGACTGCAAACGGCCATGGGCGCCATTGGCAGCGTCGCAACCGGCATCGCCACCGCTGTGGCCGGTCTGGCAGCTGCCGTGGCTGGCGTAGGCGCGTCGGTTGCTGCGCTGGTGCTGGATGCCACAGACGCGGCCGGCGAGCTGGTAGATTTGTCGACCAAAACGGGCATCACTACCACGCGCCTGCAAGAACTGGCCTATGCCGGCGGCCAGCTGGGCACCTCGCAAGATACGATTGTGGGCGCGCTCAGCAGGCTAACGCGCTCGATGGGCGGCGCCGGCGACCAGTGGCAGGAGTACCATGCCGCCCTGGCCAAAGCTCGCGAGGGCGGGGGAAGCCTGGTCGAGATCCAGGAGCGCATGGCGGCGGTACAAAAAGGGCCGCTGGCTTCCGCTTTTTCAGAACTTGGCGTCAGGGTGACCGATGCAAGCGGTAACCTGCGCGATAACGAGGCCGTCTTTGCGGATGCCCTGACGGCCCTGGGCGGGATCGCCAACGAGAGCCAGCGCGATGCCCTGGCTATGTCGATCTTTGGCAAATCGGCCCAAGAACTCAACCCGCTGATCAAGGCGGGTGCGGATGAGATCGCGCGCCTATCATCCGAAGCGCACGAGATGGGCGCGGTGGTCAGCGAAGAGAATGTGGCCGGACTCGAGTCGTTCGGCGACCAGCTTGCCAGTATCCAGGCCGGGCTGAAAGGCGCGGGCGGAACTCTGGCAGCGGCATTCACTCCCGCACTGGCAGCCGGCGCGGGTCAGGTGCAAGAATATGTTAAATCACTGGCGGGGATTGTCAGCGGCGCCGGCGGCGACTTTGGTAAGATGGCCGATGGGATTGCGGGACTGCTGGGCCAGGTGATTGGTGATGCGGCTGCCCAGGGCCCCCAATTGCTGCAGGCCGGGTTATCCATCCTGCAGGGCATTATCAATGCCATTGTGACCAATCTGCCCATCCTGGTGACAGCTGCAGTGACCATGATCACCACACTGGTTGACTTTCTGGTACAGAACCTGCCGATGTTGATCCAGGCCGGAGTTGACCTGGTGATGGCATTGGTCAATGGCATCCTGCCGCAGCTGCCGGCGCTGGTGATGGCGGCGGTGGAGATGATCGTCACGCTGGCAAACGGCATCGCGGATGCCATCCCCCAGCTGCTGCCGGTCATCGCTGAGATTATCCCGCAAGTGGTGATCGCCCTGATCGGGGCGCTGCCGGCCCTGATCGATGCGGCGATACAAATCATCGTGGCGCTGGTCAACGGCCTGATCGTTGCGCTGCCCATCCTGATCGCGTATGTACCGCAGATCCTGACCGCACTCTATAACGCATTGAAGGCGGCGGATGCGGTCCTAATGGAGAGCGCGCGTCAGATCCTTATATCCATGGTAGCCGGAATACAAGCGAACCTGCCGATGATGATCGATGGCGCGCGACAGATCCTTATATCCGTGGTGTCAGGTATACAAGCGAACTTGCCGATGTTGATCGATGGAGCGAACAAAATCATAACAACCATCGTGGAGCGCATCACGGCGCTGCGTAGTCAGATCCTCGGGATTGGCAAGGCTATCATGCAAGGCGTATGGGATGGTATTTCAGGCAGTATCGAATGGTTATTAACTAAGGTGATGGGCTTCTTCGGCGGCTTGGTTCAAAAAATCAAGAACCTGCTGGGCATCAAGTCACCCAGCACGGTCTTCGCAAGTATCGGTGAAAACATGGCTATGGGCCTGGGTGCCGGATTTGCTGGCGCCTTCGCTGACATTGAAAATCAGATTGGCGGCGCTGTGAACGGGCTAACGAATGACTTATCGAGCAATGTATCTACCAATGCGCCGACAGCCGGTCAGCCGGCGGCGGCTGTTGCGGCTGCGCCATCTGGCCCAATTTATCTAACCATCTCGGCTGATCAGATCGCCAGCAATCTCGACCTGCGCGTTCTGGCGCGCATGGTGGCTGAGGAGATCGTCTGGAGCGCACAGGCATGACAATCCAGCTCTATATCACCTACGGATCAACAACCCTGGACCTGCAGGACGATGGTTACCAGGTCCTGGACGGGTTCTACCCGCTGACAGCATCTGATATCGATCAGACGGTCAGCGATCGCGCGGACGTGTGGGTTAAGGCGTCCGATCTAAGCAGCATGGTAGCCGCGATCGATAAGGCATTTGCATACGCTCGCGAGCACGCCAACCGCCTGGATCATGCCTGGCTGTGGTTCGCTATCGATGAGACCAGTCCGGTGTATCGCACACGGCTGCTGGATGGTCTATGTTTGCAAGACAGCCAGATCCTCAGGCGGTACGCTGCCGCGCGCGGTAACCTCCATTTGACATTCGAGCGGGCCGGGTATTGGGAAGGGCCGGAAGCGGCCATCACACTCAGCAACCCCAGCGGCAGCGGCACGACCGGCGTGACGGTCTATAACCGCTGGGATGATGATGAGGTCAATTATGTCGAGATGGCGGATGATCAGATCACTGGCAATTTACCGACACCGCTGCGGCTGCAGATCACAAACAACTTCAATGATGCAGCCGGTGTTGGATCTGTGTGGGTGGGCCATAATGCGCAGAGCGGCCCTGAAACCTTTATGCCCACGCTGGAGGCAGAAGATTCGACCGGTGGAACGCCAGGCGCGGATGTGTTCTGCTCGAACGGATCAAAATCAGACTACACCCTGGCCAGCGATGGCGAGACGCTCATGTTTACCTGGACTCTAACGGCGGCACAGATGCAGGCCTGCAATGGCCGTTACTTTAAGGTTTTGATGCGCTTCGCCGCCAGCGCAGGGGTTACCAGCGTGGGGTTTCGACCGTACATCTATTACGGCTCGATCGTTCCCCTATGGCGCGGGCCGCTGGTGCGCTTTGGATCCAGCTATGCGCGCGTCATCCGCGACCTGGCTGTGCTCCAGCTGCCGCCCTGGCTGGACACGTTTACCGATCTCTCTGATCTGACGCTGCGCCTATACGGTAAACGCCCGGCCGGCATCAGCACTACCATCAGCCTGGATTATCTGTACCTGCTGCCTGTAGAGTCTTACCGCATGTTTGAGATCAATGGAGCGGTCGAATATCTGTCTGCCATCGTTGATGACGGACCGCTCGGCCAGGTGTACAGCCAGAACGGCAGCGCGGCGGCACGCAAGGCAGATATCGTGGCCTATGGTTCGCCGATTATGGTCCAACCGGGCTTGCTGCAGCGCCTATATTTCATCGCTCACTCAGAGATGGGTAATTTATCCGAGATTAGCCGCACGCTCTCGATCAAAGCCTGGTACCGCCCGCGGAGGCTGAGCGTATGAAAATTGTTTTTCAGGAGCGTGATTTCTCGAGGGATCTAAAGCCGCTGCCGCTGGCCTACAAGGTTGAGTTGTATTCGCACAGCGTTTATGGTGGCCCCAAAGAGGCCGTGATTAAAGCCAGCGGTGAAAAATTGGCACTTTGGGAATTGTTTGAATATGTGCGCAGACCGATCACCATCTGGAATGATGTCGGAGAGATCGTATGGTGGGGCTTCGTCGCCCAGGTCGACCTGCAGGTTGGGACGGTCAAGGCCAGCGTGGGCATCGACAGCATGTATAACAGCATCTCCGTAGCCTATACTGCCGACAACGGTCGGCAGACCACAGGCTTTGCCATTGATGCCGACAGTGTGGCAGAGTACGGCACGCGCCAGCTGCTGCTGACCGTCAGTGGGTCGAGTGCGGAGCATGCGCTGGCCGCGCGCGCCATGGCCATCGCCCAAAAGCGCTATCCAATCCCAACGATCCAGCCTGGGCAGTCGAACGCCACCCGCAACCAGGTCAGCCTGCGCTGCCGCGGCTGGTGGTCTACCCTGGACTGGTGCTACTACAGCCAATCGGCCGGCTTTGAGGCAAATCTAGTATCAGGTGACGGCGAGCAGGACGTGGGTCGCACAAGCGGAAACACAAAAGTTGCGCAGGCTTTTCGGCTGAGCGTTCCGTGGGTGGTAAAGACGGTTGACCTGTTTGTTAAGCAGGTCGGCACACCAGCTGATAACCTGACGGTGCATATCTATGCTGATAGTTCGGGCTCTCCTGGTACGCTGCTATCGGTAGGGTGGTCGGAAAGCACGACCGATATTACCACCAGCATGGCACAACAAAGCATTAACGCGCTGCCTGGGTCCGAGGTGCTGCTTGCGGCTGATACAACGTATTGGTTGGTTGTGTCACGCAGCGGAGCAATCGATGGCACAAATTATTTTGTGGTTGACCTGACAGAGGGCCTGGAATACACCGACGGCGCGCTAAAAATATATAACGGTTCGGCCTGGGTTGCGCGTACACCTGACGCGGATTTGAATTTCGTGCTTGGATCATCCAGCGACACGGCGATACAAGCCGCCGATATCGCGAGAATCGCGGGGCAGTTCTTCAGCGCGGTCAACCAGGACACTACCAGCGGCATCTTGACTAGCACATACCGCGATGGCGATGGAAAAGCCATGTTTGAGGCGCTGGAACTGCTGCAGATGGGCACTTCCAATTACCGGCGCATGCTGGCGCGCGTGGACCCCAACCGGATCCTGACGATTTACGAAGAGCCCGAATACAGCCCGGCCTCGGATGCCAATCTGATGATCGACAGCAGCGGCACGCTGTACGATCGTTTCCGCAACCCGCTGCGCAAAGACAGCTGCCCGGTGGGGGAGTGGGTGCGCCTGGTCGATATCGTGCCGGGCTCGGTTGACTCCAGCCGGCTGGCTGACCCAGGGCTGGCGTTTATCGATGAGGCGGAGTACAAGATCCTGGCTTATGACGATCAGGGCCGGGTGAAGAGCGATGCCTTAATCTACCGCGCGCGCGACGTAGAAAACCCGTGGAATGTAGGGAGGCCTAAGGATGGGTGAACAGGATCTGACGACGCTGGCCAAGCGGATGCGTCCGCTGCTGGTGGGGCTGACTGAGAATATGATCAATGCAAGCGAGGGGCCAGGGATTGACATTGCCGCCAGGATGATCGGCGTTGGTCTGGACTCAATTCTCGTTCAGCACGACAACAACGATCCCGCGAGTGAGTATCCCGCTTCTGATGCTGGCTTCGCCGCAGCTTTGGCCGCTGTTGTTGATTATGACATTCTTATTCTACCTTCCGTTGTTTTGGCTAACGACTACACCATACCAGCAAAGACAACTATTCTTGGTTATGGATTGTCTGCTACGTTCAGCGGTGAAATAACCCTATCGGCTGATGTGTTCGTTTACAACGTGAGTTTTATTCGGACGGATACCGTTGACTTAAACTGCGTAGTCGGACCTGGTACGGGCACGGCAGAGCTGATCTCTTGCCGGTTATCCGCAACGAGTACAGCAGGAACCGCGGCCTGTGTATTGATCAAAGATGGGTCTGTAATTCTGCGAGAGTGCATATTGCATTGCTCGTCAACTGGAACTGACACTGAACCAATTCTCAACCGCATAACATCATTCCTTATAGACAGTCAAACGGATACTCCTCCTGCTGGTGTCACCGTAGGAACCATTACCGCAGGATGGACTGGCGACGGATCGGATAGGGTTGTGGGGTGGGGTGGTGGGCCTGTTGCTTCTTATAACCTTCTGTTCGATCCTCCAGTGATGATCCAGGCGTGCAGTTGTGTGTACTATCACAGCCACGGATATTCGTCAGGAGAATTGATCTATTATCTCGATGGGGTGGCAATCAACACGGTATCCTATAGTTCTCCCGCTACGATGACCGGCCCTTCGAATATGATGATCGACAGAGTGTATTTTGGAGCTTACCCACCATCTGGTGTTAATGTATACCTCGATGACTTCACCATAGAATTCTTAGGCGGTACTGGTACTGCCAGCTTGATAAACTGCCAATATGATGTTGTAACAGGCATCCCGTTGCTGGGCGACAGATCAGCCTACGACGCTGATACTTATCCCGATGTTCATGCCAACGACCTCGATACTTCCACGGGAATTCACCACACGCTCGGAACCACAGCTGCCCAGGCGGCATCTGGTGATCATACTCATGCGTATGTTCCAACATCCCTTACCATAACTGCTGGTGATGGTCTTACTGGCGGTGGTGATCTTACCGAGAATAGAACGATCTCCTTAGGAATTCCGTCGGCAGTATCAGCCACCACAACCGATAGCGCGAGCGGCACGACCCATAGCCATAGCGTGACTGCCTCAAGTGCTCCTGGGGCAGCCGAGAGCCTGCTGAAGACAAGTGCAACGGGTGGATTGACGCTCGCTGGTAAACTCAGCCCATCTGGTGGGATAACATCTCCGTACACAAGATATCTGGTTGTTGACGCTGGCGGGAAGGGTGATTACGCAACGATCAAGGAAGCGTGTGATTATGTAGCAACTCAGACGCGTGCTATAGCAACTCAATGGGTTATTCATGTCATGCCTGGGCATTATGATGAGTATCCATTCACCATTCCAACATACACAACTGTCACAGCGATCTCGGAAGAGTTCAGTCAGCGAACTGTTTCTATCACGTCTGCTGCCGCGAAAGGTTGGGCGAGTGGTGGATTGATTACACTTGCTGGGGCCAGCTCTACGCTATCGTACATAGATGTTACTGCTGCCGGAGCTACTGCAACAGCCAGCAAGAGTGCCGTACTATGCGCTGGATCTACTGGCTTGATTATCGGATGCAGAATTCGTAATCCGGCAGCAAGTACCACATATAGCGTGTACAATGTGGACGTTGCGACAGGTGGAAATGTCCACTTAAGAAACTGCTACTTGTGGACGTTCAACATGGCTGTCAGAGCAGCTCACATTCACACATCTGGAACCGGAACATTCGTTGCGTTCAATGTGTGGTTCACTACAAGCGTAAACACAGAAAAGATCATCTTTAATGAGAGCAGTGGGTCGTCTACGCTATCGTTTTGTAGACTTTTCAACACTGCCGCCGAAGCCACAAACGACATTGACACTTCAGCTGGAACCATCGTTATAAATAACTCTAGCTATTTCAAAAAGACTGGTGCCGGAGCGATAAATCAGCGCGACAGATGGTTCAATTCTATTTCTGGCGTAAGGGAAGCCCCACTTGCCACAGATGTTCCATTGACCATCAAGGGTGCGACATCACACACGGCCAACTTAACAGAGTGGCAGAGCAGCGCTGGAACCGTATGGCATTCCATTAGTTTGACCGGAGCAGTGTTCAACGAGAACGGGGACGCTTCCTCCGACTTCCGTGTAGAGAGCGACACTGAATCTAATATGATCCTGGTGGATGCCAACGCCGACACAGACGGAGCGATCTATCTGGGAGGAACGACCAACGGCATCAAGATCAGCAAGGGTGGTGATGTCAAATTCATCGGCGCTGGTGCCGGTCTTCAGTACGGATCGATGTATTGCGAAGATACTACGATAAATACGACGGCAACTCTAGCTGGAGCTTACTACGGCCTGGCAAGCGGAATGACCGGTGGCCTAGAGAACGGTTGCACCTTCCAGAACTCGTGCGAGATCAAGATACTTACCGCTGGAGTATATCAAGTGAACTGGTCTATGTCTATCAGCGTAAATGCCAGTGACCAGACGATCGAAGGTATAGTCATGGCGGGGGCGGCAGGAACCACTGCTCAGGTTCAGACTGGTAACGCTGCTCGCGCAAAGGAAAATGGGGTTGTGTATTCTGTGTCCGGTACTGGATTGATCACCTGTGCAGTGAACGATCTAATCAGGCTGGGCGTAGAGAACGAAACCAGTGCCGGTAAGGTAATCACAACCAATCACGCCAATCTTGTTGTGAAGCAAATAGGCTCTTAAGGAGAACTCATGGCTGGAACATTTGTTGTTGACGGCTCAAATCTGAAAATTATATTTACATTCACAGGCCCAACGACTGTGATAACGGATATCGCTACAAAAGCGAGCCACAATCTGTACGATCGCGGCCTGGGGGATTTCGTTGACGCGAATGGCAATCGCAAGCCGTTTGACAGCCTGACGAGCGCGCAGAAACTCTCGCTTCTCGATATGTATATCTCGAGTGTCTGCGTAAATCTCGCGAAGGATTATCATATAGCGGCTGCTGTGGCTGCCACGACAATCGTTTCCGCCACAGAGGCGGCTGAATTAAAGTTGTAGAGAGGCCATCTTGCTACTGATAACATGTTGATGATAGTTGCTGTTATCAAAACCATGAAACCAGAACAGCCTTTTTACCCCTCCCCCACTCGTGCTTTTTGATTTATTGGCACCCAACAATTTAGAATTAATGTTCCCCATAAATAAAACAGCCCGGGATCATCCCGGGCTGTTACCGTTTCTATAGAAACGCTCTACTGCAATTCCCTCAGCAGCTCAGCGGCGCCGTTCTGCCTTCCTTCCTCTATATAGCGCTCGATCTGCCGTTTTGACCGGCCCAGGTCGCTCGCGGCCTGATTTTTGTCAAGCGCCAGGCCCTGCGCCTTTAGATGCGACAGGTATTCGACAAAGCCTGCATAGCCACGGGCGAACTGCGACATTGTCGGCGCTTCTGCGACATTTGTCGCGACATGTCGCGCGTCATTCCGCAGGCGCGCGACTTCGATTTTGCGGTCTTCGGTGGCCAGTGCGCGTGCCTTTTCGATCTCGACCTGCGCGGCGATGCGCTCGCGCTCCAGCAGCAGCTGCTGGCTGCGCTCTTCCTGCTCGCGGCGCGCCTGGGCAACCTGGTCGGCCTGCTGCTGCTGCCAGGCCTGCCGGCCGGCTGACCACTGCTCGACGCGCTGGTCATGCTGGGCCAGCTCGTGGCCGATGGTGAGGGCCAGGAACAGCAGCGCGCTGAGCGGGCCGACGGCCAGGGTGCCCAGCTGCCACCAGTTGGTGAGGCCGTGCGCGGCGCCGGCATGCTGGGCCTGAATGTAATTATAGGTGACGCTGACGATCAGCGAGACGACCACGCCAGCGATGGCCCAGCGGTTGCGGCGGATGATGGCCATGGCTTCGAGCACCATGACGGCCTCGATCAGCACGGAGGCCGCCAGGGCCTGCACCCAGCCGGCGACCTGGATAAAGGCGGTATAGGCAGCGATGCCCAGTGCCAGCAGGCCGACAGCGGCCAGGCCGATCAGGCCGTAGACAAGGGGCGATAGGCGGGGCTTAGGGGTTGGAAAGTTCATCGGGGCTCACTTCCGGTTCTGGTTTTTTATCTTCTTCGTAGCGTGGATCTTCTGGTGTATTGCAGATGCATATTGACGTCGGCCGGCCGCATACCATGCAATAGCCGTAGTCATCGGGACTCGAGTCGAAGTCGTCATCATCGTCATCTATAGCGAGATCTTCGCAGTCGCAAAGACAGCCTGGATAGTTATTGAACCAGGTATCTTCGCCATCACAGTCACAGGCCTGGCCGCAGTTCGGGCAATCGTGCATTCTATTCTCCTTCCGTGCTCAGCCTTGCGGCTGCCATATCTTTGATCAGGCGCAGGGTGGCCTGGCAGTCGCCCAGGGCGCTGTGATCGCCGCCCTGCAGGCGCTGCCAGCGCCAGTTGTTGTGGTAGTCGCTCCATTCGCCAAAGTAGGCCGAATATTCGAGCATGGCGCACTGCCAGTTCTTTGGCGTGGGCACGTACCAGGATATAGACGGATCAGCCTGGCGCTGGCCATTGGTAATGACCTGGTGGTCGAAGTCGACGTTGTAAGCGATCACGCGGCCGGCCAGCAGCGGCCGCAGCTGGTCCCAGACCTGCGGGAACGATGGCGCATCACTGACCATTTCTTCGGTGATGCCGTGTACAGCGATGGCGCCTTCCTCGATCGGCTTGGGTGGTTTGATGAGATTATCAAACAGCACCCTGCCATTCATATCGATGACAGCGATCTGTACGGCATACGGATAATCCAGACCGGTGGTTTCGGTGTCAATGATCACGCAGTACAGGTGCGCCATGCATTCGCGTGCCCACTGGATGGCCGCGTCGCGGTCATGGCGCCACATTTCTGCCAGGTCGCGCTCTTTCTCGCGCAGCTCACAGGCCGGGCACTGGCCCTTGCGATGTAAAAAACGGATATCGGCATATTCACCGCACACCCGGCACTTGCGTTCGCCGGTATGCTTGCGTCCTTCGGCCAGGGCGGCCGCCTGCTTCTCGCTGACCGGGCGAATCGCTACGGCTTCGGTGCGGTCGTACAGATCATAATACCCATCCCGGCCGCGCACCTTTGCGCGTACTGGGCCGCCTGGCTTGAGCCGGTCGGCGCGCAGCTGCGTGCGGGTTGCCAGGTTGGCCGGCACTGCTGACCATTTTTTATACCATTCGATCTCTACTTTCGCCGCCGGCGCACTGGCCAGTGCTTTGGCCTCAGCCGCTTCGAGCTGCTTGTGGATCTCGTGCATCACTTGGATCGGGTCGCGGTCTGGGATTTCTGGCATGGGTCAACTCTCCCCTTAGTTCGTTTGATTTCGGCCTGCATTGCTTTAAGATCGGTTTCGAATTTCGCCCACCGCCGGCGTTCGGCTGCCCGGCCGGCGCGCATTGCTTTGTCTGACTCTGATCGCAAGAAGCGTTGAATGATTTCGGAGTACCCCAGGGTGGCGATTTCTTCCCAGGATTTAACTTCTCTCTTCAGCTGCTCCACCTGGTGCACCATTAGTTCGTGCTGCTGTTCCAGCCAGTAAAGCCTTTCCGTTCGAATTTCGAGCAGCTGGGCATATTCTTCTGACATGATTCGGCAGTCTTCGCAAACAGCCTGTGCGCAAGCATCATGGAAAAATGTGTCTTTCAAATCCCCTCCGTTTCTGTAGAAACGCTCAGTACTACGCCGCTGAGGGCGCAATATTTTGATTTACGGCAGTATCGATACCAGTATCAGTACCAGTACTGCGGAGTAGTACTGCCTTGACGGCGCTGTATGCCTGGCCACCGGTGAAGCCAAACACCTGGCGCTGGATCTCGTTGAGGCTGGCGCCGCCGGAATGCAGCTCGATGATCTTGCGCGCGCGCTCTTCCTCCGGGGCCCCCTGCTCTTCCGGCTCGATCGGGGCGAACAGCCATTCGGGAGCCGGGTAGGCCGGGGCCATGCGGCGGTTGATGAATTCGCGGATCTGGCCATCATCCGGGGCGAAGGCGACGCCCGAGACCAGCCCGCCGGCTGTGGTCATGAAGCGATGCGGAGCCAGGCTCTCGGCGCCGCCGGCATTGAGGATCAAGCGGCTCGCGGCGGCATCCTGAACGCGGAAGGCGATGCAGGTGCAGTTGCGGCGGATGCGCAGGTCCATGCTTTTATAGGTCGGGTCCTGCAGGGCCAGGGCCAGCAGGATGCCGGCTTTGCGACCCTCGGCCGCTACGATGCGCGCGCGGCGCCACAGTTCGGCGCGCTCTTCGGGCTGGGCATCGTCGGCCAGGTTGGAGAATTCATCGATGACGATCAGCACGCGCGGCTTCTGGTTGTTCGAGCGGCCCCAGGTGCTCGCGCCGGCCGCTGCCAGGCTGCGCAGGCGGGTGATCAGCTCGCGGTAAGCGCGCTCTAAAATGCTGCCTACCTCGCCCGGCTCATCCACGCGCACCAGGTGGGCATTGGGATGATCGGCAAACACCTGAAAGTCAACGCCTGAGCGGTCCAGGATGATCACCTGCCAGCGATCGGCGAGGGCTTCGGCGATCAGCGGGCGCAGGCCGTAGCGCGTCTTGCCGCTGCCGGTGGTGCCGGCATACAGCAAGTGGGCGGCCATGCCCTCGGGGTCGTGCTGGACCGGCCCACCGTCGGTGATGCCCAGGGGCAGCTTGCCGCCCGGCCACTGGTCCAGGAGGGCCCAGGGCGCGATCTCGGGCAGCAGCGCCACAGTAGTGGCGGGCACATCGGGCGCGGCGGCCGGCGCGCTGAGCTGCTCGGTAGCCTTGGCCGGCAGCGCGGCGCGCGGTTGGGTTGGATGCCCGCGGGTGGCCAGGTCAACCATCTGGTCGCGCATGGTAACGGCCGCCTGGATCATATCGGATGTGACGACGATCACGCGCGGGTTCTTGCGCTCCAGCCGGGCCAGCGGGCCGGGGTTGCGGTCGGCGTCGTAAACATTGCCGTGGCGATCGGAGATCAGCGGGTAGCGCCCGGCGGCGTCGGGCTGGCGGTCGTAGGCGCGGCTGACCATGGCGGGCACGGTCAGGGCCAGGATCCAGACGGCGATGATCACCAGCAGCCCGATGACTACGTAAGGGCCCAGGGCCAGCATGGTATTGGTCAGTTCCTCGCGCTGGCGGGCGCGCTCCAGGCTGCCAACCAGGTAGGCGTCGAGGGTTGACTGCGCGCGGGCTGTGGCGGCTGCGTTGGCCACGTCGGCAGTCACAGTCAGGCTTTGCATGGTCCAGGCCTGCGCGGTGGCTGTGCCGGCCTGCTGGGCCTGGCTGGTGGCCTGCACCACGTCGGCTGTGGCCGTCCAGCCGATGATCTGCCAGGCCTGCGCGGTGGCCTGATCGGCTGCCTGGCGGGTCTGTTCGGCGTTGGCTTCGGCGGTCAGGCGCGCGGCGGCCTCAGCCTGCTGGGTGGACCACATCGATTCGGCGGTCTGTTGGGCGTAGTAGTTAAAGGCGTCGTCTGTTTGCTGCGCGCGAATTGCGTCGGCGGTGACCACCACGGCCTGGTTGGTGCCCTGTGCCTGGATGCCGCGCAGGTTGCCGGCAACGTTGGTGGCTGCCAGCTGCGCGGCAGCGGATGGCACCACGGTGCCGACCAGGTCAGTGGTCTGCTGCGCGAGGCTGGGATTGGCCATCATGGCCAGGCCCACGCATACCGCTACGAACAATACGAACACAACAAGTTTACCCATGATCTACCTCCAGAAATTTGGATCGTTTGGATCGGGAAGCTGCGCCTGGCGCTGGGGCTGCTGGTTTTGCTGCAGCTGCTGTGCCACCATCAGCGCCACCAGCGCATCGAGCGGGCTGGCCGGCGGCTGGAGCGCGGGCTGCTGCTGGCCAGGGCCCACCCTGCCCCAATTGGCGTTGGGCCCAGACAGCCACTTGCCGGCGGGCTGCTGATTGCCGGCGCTCATCTGGGCCATGGCCTGTTCCATGCGGCGCATGCGGAAAAACATATAACCCACCAGCGCAGCGGCGCCGATGATCACAATCACCAGCAGCACGGTCAGGATGGTCGACTGCACAGTGGCAGCCGTCTGGCCGGCGCTGGCGATTTGGGCGGCCCGGGCGGCTTCGATGGCGGCCTGGGCCTGGTTGGCGGTGGCGGCTGAGGAGGCCATGCTGGCGACCAGCGCCAGGATGACGATCAGGGCCAGGACGATGATGATCAGGATTATCACGCGTCCTCCTTCGGAGGTTCGGGCAGTGGCCGCCAAAACTCAGCGCCACGAAATGAGTTATCTTCGGTAATCCATAAGCCAGTATGAGGATAGTAATACCCAACTTCAAACCCGCCAGCCGCGTAAAACAGAACCGTTGTTCGTTCCTCTGGCAATTTATCGCCCACGCGTATCCACCCGCCCCGCGCCTGTTGCAGTTCAGCCTTTGCCCGCAGCAGCTCCGCCTGCATCTCATCGCGGGATGTCCAGGCGGCGGCGTATTCGCCCTTCAACCTCTCAATTTCAGCGGCCATATCTCGCATCTGTGCAGCCTGTTCTCTTTCGTGTTGGCGCATCGACTGAATAAGTTTCATCTGCTCGCTGTTGAAACCTAAAACCGTACCCATCCCTCATCCTCCTTCGGCGGGCTTTTTGTCCGGCCTATATGTGTACTCCCGGTCAGCCGGGATGTTTATAAATTCAATCACATGGGCCAACGGGGTAAAGTAATCGGGCGTTCCCATCGGCTGTCCCTCGCTGTTCACCCACGGAACGACGTTGTTGGGTATGCACATCCCGACCTCATAAAGCCGCTCATCGGGCCAATCGTAGCGCATCAATACCATCATGGGCTTTGGGACCATGCCCCTGATACCCTTTGTGGGCCACCATGTTATTTTTCTCGGCATACAATCCTCCTTCGGCGGGCCTCGCGACCAGCCATTATGCTATTCCTCAGTCAGCCCGGATTCTGGGTTCCACGGTTTGCCATGTTCGCTGGTGACGTGGCCGTTTTCATCGCGCACGGTTTCGCCGCAGGTATCGCATTCGTCGCGGTCGTGTGTCCAGCAGTATGAGCCGTTTTTGCCGTAGATCATTGTGCAGCCACAAACGGCGCACGTTTTGTAAACTGGTTTGTATTTCATTGTCATACTCCTCTACTGATCGCTTGGATCTTTGGTGTTGTGGATCACGATCACCATAAACACAACTATGACAATTCCCAGGATGACCACCGGGGTGATGTCCACCTGCCGTTCCAGGTTTACGCTGGCATTCTCCATGTACACCAGCGGGATGCCCACGCCCAATGAGATCACAGCCATGACGATCAGCTGCCACAGGGGGAGTTCATTCTTCTTTTCGTTGCGGATGGGTTCCATACTGATCCTTTTTGAACTGTTCGAGATTTTCGAAGGGTTGATCATGCTGATCTCCCCAATGAGGCATACAGCCTGTCCAATCTCTGACCGTTGCGGCGTGGCATGCTGCGCCACCAGTCACGCGATGGCCTGGGTTGGTATGGGTTGGTAACTGCCGGCAGCGGTTCTACAGGTAGCTCTTCGGTGCCGAACACGGGCTCTTCCACGGTCTCGCCCAGCGCCAGGTGCATGACGAACCAGTCCGAACAGGCCTTGCAGTGCTTCAGATGGGCGCGCAGGCGGTGCTGGATCTCGCGAAAGCCGGGCGTGCCGTATTCGGTTTGGTGCGCCTGGAAAGCCAGGCGGTAGTATTCTTGGCAGCGGTCCGGCTCGGTGCTGGTTAGCAGCTGGCCGTTGGGGTCGAGGAAGTAGCGGGTGCTCATTTTGCTCCTTAGGTGGATATCTCCAGATCCACGGGCTGGCTGTAGACGCCGTATTCCAGCAGCTGGCTGATCTTGATGCCCAGCCGGCTGGTAACCAGCTTCGCGCAGTTCTGATCTGGCGCTTTGAGTTTGAAATGGATGCGGTTGCCAGCCGGCTGGGCGCTGATCGGCGTCAGTGCTTTGATATGCGCCAGCAAGAGCGTTCCGCGCATATCTGGTTCGAGCTGACCGCGAACCATGGCCCATGCTTCCGCTGCCGGTTGGAGTTTCTTACCCCCTTCCCCACCCAGATGGGGACCGAAATTTGCGCCAGACTCTTTAATCTCTGTAGTAATTTCGGAGTACTCTCTGATTCCTTTTAACATCGGATCAAAGTGACCCGATGGGGGGGTCAAAGTGATCCGATGGAGGGGGTCACTTTGATCCGATGGGAGGCCCATTGGATCACTTTGATCCGATGGGGATTTCTTCAAATCCTCGTTGCAAACGCCCTCTTTCAGGATCTCTTCAAAGCGCTCATAACAGATCGTGTACCAGTTGGTTTGGTCTGGCGCTTCGTCCTCGCGCCTGGATTTATCCAGGTGTTTGCAGGTTTCGACCAGCCCCAGGCCTCGACGGATAACCTTCTGACCAGCCACACTGGCATTATATTCGCCTGCTATCAGCCGGCGGATGATGCGCTTGAGGGTAGGCTCAGACCAGAACGGAAATTCGTAGCGGTGCCAGTTGGGGATGCTGTTGTAGTAATACGGCCGGCCTTCGTGGATCTTGCCGACTTCCCGGCCATTGCTTTTGAGTACCTGATAAAGTTTGAAGTGCAGCTGCTGCATAAAGATCGCCTCGTCTAAGCCGATCAGAACAGCCAGACCGGGCAATACTTGAAGCGGTGATTCGTCCATCAGCAGCTTTGTGTATTGGTGAGCCATCTAATTTAATCTCCCCAGATTTTGACGGCGCCGGGTCGCGCCGCGCGGTTTTGGGTATTTCCCGACCGGTATGAATAAGGCCCGGGCCGGCCGGCAGCGAGGATACGCTGTTGGTCTGGTAAACGCTGTTCGATGTAGCGAACAAGCTCTGTCAATATTTGGATGTGGGGGATGGCCTGGCGGATCTCGTGCTCCAGGTCCAGATTGACGGCCGTCAGGTCCTCGATCATGTCGGTAACCGGGTGGGTATGACGGCGCTGGCGAACGCGCTCAATTTCAGCGGCGAGCTGCTCGCGCTGGTGTTCCAGCCGGGCGGCCTCTTCGCGCGCTTCGCTGGCTGCCAGCAGCGCGGCGTGGCGCTCGTGTTGGGCAGCGGCCAGGGCTAACTGCGCCTGGCGTAGTGAGCGTATGCCGTGCAGGCCGAGAGCTGCGCCGGCCAGAACACATAGGATGGACGCGATGACCACAACCCCACCTCCTTGCTGGCCAGCATGAGTACCATACAGGCCAGGATAAAAATGATGATCACCAGGGCGACGATCACGATCGTCACAGTGCGAAATGGCTCCATAAGTTCCTTCTCCCCCGCGTGGGGGATGCCGGGTTAACCGGGTGATGTTTGAGAAATACATACCGCGGGTAATATCGCTGCTGCAGGCTGCCGGGTACGATAAAAAACAGACTCCAGCAATTGATTGATTTATGCTGGTTTTGCTGGGATCTCGAAATCACTCGGAGGGCAGAATGCAGGACTATATTGACGCGTTTTTAGGCGGCTCAGCGTATGCCGAGACGACTAAAGCAAACTATCGTTATGCACTCTTGCGGCTGGACGAATGGCTGAAGGGGCGGGGATTGACGATCGATGGGCTGACCGGGCCGCTGTATACGGAGTGGATCAACAGCTACGGATGGGGCAACAACAGCCGGCGCAATTACGCCTATGCTGTGCGCGCCTTTGTGGTCTGGATGGGTTACGGAAAGCACCATCCGGTCTATTCGGTGGCGCCGGCCAGGGATAACAGCGCGCCTGGCCGCTCGTTGGATGCGGCCGACTTGCAAACCCTGCTGAAATCGTTCGACCTCAACACGGCCATTGGCTGGCGCAACCTGGCGATCGTGGCGCTGATGGCCGAAACCGGGCTGCGCTCTTCGGAAGTCTGTCACCTGGAGGTTGGAAAGCTGGACCTGCGCCGCCGGCAGTTTATGGTGCTGGTCAAGCGCTCGCGCTGGCAAAACAAGATCATCAGCGTTGAGACTGCGCGCATCCTGGATGTCTGGCTGGAGCATCGCGAGAAACACGCGGCGCCAGGCGTTAAGACGGTGTTCATCAGCCTGGGCGGGCTGACCCGCGGCAACCCGATGACGCGCGATGGGCTAAAAGGTGAGTTCTCGAAATTTGGGAAGCGGTCTGGGATTGGCCACATCTCGCCGCACGACATGCGGCGCACGATGGCCGTGCTGATGACTGAGGCCGGCGCGCCGACGCGCCTGGTGCAGGTGCTGGGGGGCTGGGATAGCATTAAGATGGTCGAGCGGTATACCCGTAATTTGAAGCCCCAGCAAATTGATAAGTACTCGCCGGTGGGCCGGCTGTTCGGCCAAAGTCCCGAGGCTGAGGGCGCGCCGGTCTCTGCGTAGGACTCCAGCGCCTGGTTATGGGTTCGAGTCCCCTCGAGGTCACTCTACATCAGCGGTCCATAAAACCGCTGTTTGTAGTTAAGGGAGATCTGCATGGCGAATACCAATCACGCGATTGTGATGACCTGGTTGACCTCGAAAGGTGTTTCAACCAAATGCGCTGAGTGTATTGCCGGTCAGTATGAAGTTGGCCTGGTTATTCAGCCGGCTGCACCGAATATCCCATCAGGGACAGAAATGCATATGGTGACGCTGATCTGTCAGAACTGCGGACATGTGAAGATTTTCAGCTTTGACCTGATGGTTCGGGAGACGCGTCAAAAATAGGGATCATGTTCATTGGCGCGATCACCGAGACGCTCAGCGCCATTTGAAAGACGGCCTGAAATTCATCACCATCGAATTTTTCTTTCACCATCATGGCCACCTCGAGAACCTTCTGAACATTGTGGCGCTGCTTTTCGGAAAGATAAGATTGTTGAGCTGGTGCTTGCGACATAAGACTCCTTTGGAGATTGAAACTCCACTCGCCCAGCCGCAAGAGTGCATAACACTTACACGAACTATTCGCTGTTGTTAAAGTTCTGATGTGATTATGATGCGGCTGTGATGCGTTTGGAATCCCCTTGCGGGGGGAAAGATGGGTTAGCCCGGTGAAAAAGGTGATCCCCCAGGCGGGGGATAAAAGATACAAGATAGGTTTGAGCAGGTAAAGTTTAATCAGTCAGTACATTTGTCCTTTCTCCCTCGTTTCGATCGGCTTGGCGGCGTGAGCGAAACGGTACGGGAATAAGAAGAGATGGCGGCCCTGGGTCTTTCAGACCTGGGGCCGTTCGTCTTTAATCCACCGATTCTTGAATGTATTCAAACATCGCGCCGGGCTGCACATCCAGCGCGTCGCAAATACGCGCGATGGTAGCCAGATCAATTCTGGTGTACACGCCGCGGCGGATAGCTAACGCCTGATTGTATGTAAGCCCAGCCCGCTGCGCAAAATCAGCGGTTGATATATTGCGTTCATCCAAAATTTCGGGGACCTTTAAGCGAACGGTCCCAGGTGTCATAGTTTCTTCCATAGGCCTCCTTCCTTGTTCTGAATTGTACGACTTTCTTCCTGGAATGTCAACAAGATAATATCTTGACATTTGCCTTGAGTAGCCTTACAATATCAATTAGATATCTACTTGATATAAAGCGAATAAGGAACCCCACCCCATGAAACTCTCCGCCCCTCAAATCCTCCTCATCATCCTGCTGGCCGTCATCGTCGGCATGATCCTGGGTATCCTCACGCGCCTGGCGGTGGGGTAACCATGGCCGTCGTCTACCTCCTCCACTTCTCCAGCCCGCTGGCCCACGCCTGCCATTACATCGGCACCGCGCGCGACCTGGACCACCGGCTGGAACAGCATCACAAAGGCACTGGCGCGCGCCTGACGGCTGTGCTGAACGAAAAGGGCATCGACTACACCCTGGTGCGCACCTGGGCCGGTGGCCGCAAGTTGGAGCGCCAGCTCAAGGGCTACAAGAAAGCCCGCCTGCTGTGCCCGGTCTGCAACCCGCGACACTGGATCACCAACGGCGTGGCGCACGAGCTGGCGCTGGTCGACACGCCCGATCTGGATAAGCTGCTGGAAGGTGAACTATAGAAAATAAATTCAGAACAAACATTCAAACGAACGGACAAACTAGGGCAAACGTCCTACACTGTAACTAGCATCACTCGTTTTACAAACAAATCAGGGATAAGTGGGGGAGGACCCCCAGGCACGCCGGCACCCAGCCCGCCGGCTGGCGCGGTCCTCCCCTAATAGGGAAAACGAAAATGTGCAACCAACACCAATTCCGAACCATCAACTTTGAAGCAGGCTTGCAGGCTTGCGCCGTGTGCGGCGAAACCCGCACCGTTTCTACAGAAACGCTGCTGGGCATGACGCCCGATGTTGAGATCAGCCTGGCCCACACCCAGCTCGATACCGCCGGCGTCCCGCGCGAGATCGCCGGCGGGGTGGCCAGCCTGCCCGTGCGCATCGCCTACCTGGCTGGCAGGCTCGAGCTGCTGCAGCGCGCGCAAACCAACCGCTTCGACCGCCACGGCCGCTAAGGAGCAAAGATGACAACCCGCACCTGTGGAAAAGTCGTTTTCGATCCCCATACCGCTGACCGCGACCTGATGGCCGCGATCGATGAGTCAATCGCCAACGTGAGCTCATGCCGGCGCTGCGGCGGCCCTGTGCACGTCGAAACCACCCAACTTAACCAGCCGTATCAGTCCTGGCTGGTCTGTGATACCCCCGGCTGCGGCCGGTCCTTCCCGATGGAGTAAAGCATGAAAATTTATCTTGTCCCCCAAATGGTGCAGGTCAAGAACCTGATCAACAGCCTGGGCGCGCTGGCGCTGGCTGACGTGCAAGAAGCGCTGGTTCTGGATATTACAGATGTCGAGAGCGCTGGCGCAGTTACCCGCCTGTTTGAGGCCATTGACCAGCCGTTTGATATCATCCATCCGCCGGCCCCGGCCCTGCTGCGCGAGCAGGTGGCCCCCGATTGGGCACCCGAGTCCAACTTCCACATGGTGGACCTGCGCCCGGACGAGGTTGCCCAGGCCCGCTTGAAGCCCTACCACACGCCCGAGCTGCGTGTGATCGATGATCTGCGCCACGACCTGGAAGCGGCCCAGCCGGTTGAGCCGGTGGACAGCGCGATGGTGGAAGATATGCCGGCTGTGATGCCGGTGATCACGGAACCAAAGCCGGGCAAGCTGGTGCTCAAAGAAGTGCTGACCGGCATCGAAATAGTATGCACGCACTGCGGCGATACCTGGCGCGCCAGGCGCAAAGATATGCGCTACTGCCCGAAGCCCGAATGCCAGGCAGTCAAGAAAGAAACCTATAAAAAAGCGTGGCGCGAGCGCTATCACAACTCCCTCAATAAAACCGGCCTGATGAGCGATGTAATTATTCCCGAGATGCACGAGGAGCAGCCCCAGCCCCTGCCCGAAGAACCGGAAAAGGTAATTCCGCTGATATCCAACGAAACGGAAGTGTCGCCAGATGTTGTTACCACACCGGCTACCGTTGAGCTTAAGCATTGGATCTTCGATAACGGTAAAGGTGTCGATTTTTTAAGCACTTCGCAGGTAAAAAGCATGCTGGCAGATGGCGTGCTTAGGGTTGGTCAAAAGCTGCGTCACACACGCATCGGTGACTGCAAGGTAGTTAAACGGACACAGGGCAAGGGTTTAGCTCTCTTGCGCTGGTACGGAACCGAAAGCCCAATGATGGTGGATTTTAGCGATCCAATTTACGCCTAATAACTCGCAGGAGATAAAAATGCCACCATCAACCGAAGTAAAGTTAGAATTTATCCGCTTCTCGCGCTACCAGACCCGCGATACCGAAGACCGCCAGCACATTGAGCAGCTGGCCGTCAGCATTGCCACCGCCGGCATGCAGCAGATCCCGGCCGGCCGCCTGATATCCGGCGCCACCGATGAGCCCATCACCATCGCCGAAATGAACAAGGGCTATGGCCGCTACGAAGCTGCCTTCCGCGCCAACGTGCGCGTTGAGCTGGCTTATGGCCACAGCCGCTATTCGGCCTATGTGCTGCTGGATGCGGTCCAGAAGTGCATCCGTGAAAAGCTGGACTTTGACCCCAGCATGCCGTTGGATGTGATAGAAGCCGCCGGCAATGCCTGGCACCAGGGCATCTACTTCGAGCGCTTCCCGGTGGTAATTCGCGACCTGGTCGATCTGGAGATGTTTGAGCTGGGCGTGCGCGAAAACCACGACCGCAAGCAGCTCAGCGGGCTGGAGGTGGCCAGGGCGATGGAGGTATACCGCGAGCAGTTTGGGAAAACATCCGTGCAGATTGGCCAGCTCTTCCGCATGTCAGACTCTACCGTGCGCGGCAAGCTGCGCCTGCTGGGCCTGCCGGAAGCGGTGCAGGCTCAACTGGCCGGCGTGCCCGAGCAGGTGCTGCGCGAGATCCTGGTGATGCTCGACTTGCCCGAGGATTATCGCAAGCGGGCAGAAACCACACACGAAACGTACATTAACCCAACCGTTATCATCGACATGGCTGCCAACGGCGCCACCGCTGAGGTGATCGCTGAACGTGTGACCAGATTAATCAAAAACTGGGGCAAGGATCTGAGCCAGGCGCCGTGGAAGCACGACCGGGAAGACTGGGCCGGCGACATCAACGTGCGCGGGGCGTGCAAGGGCTGCCCAATGCGTTTCCAGCGTGAGAAAATCAGCTATTGCCTCGAATCGGCCTGTTATGCCGCGAAAAAGCACATCTGGGAAACTGAGTACCTGCAGCAGGCTTCGTTTGTCAGCGGGCTGCAGGTGATGGATGACAAGGGTAATTTTTTCAGCCCGACTGATTTCAATTACGGAAGCGATCAGATTGTGCTCGAAACGGCGCGCGCGTCTGGCTGCTCTAACCTGGTGCTGGTGTTCGAAGATCCAAAAGCATGGCATGACGACAAATTCGCGCGGATCGACGGCTTCGATAAGGCAAAGATCATCTGCAAAAAGCGCAACGGCTACTGCACTTGCGGAGCGGCCGTCAAAGCCGGCGTGACGGTTGCCCAGCCGGCCGCACAGCCCGCGGCCAGCACGATCGAAGCAGACGGCAGCGATCAGCCGGCAGCAAAGCCAACCCTGACCGCTGACGACCTGAAGGACGTGGCGCGCGAGGTGCGCCAGCAGAAGAAACAGAATACGGCTGATGTGCGCTTCCTGGCCAGCAAGATGGCCGGCATCTTCGCCCAGGCGCTTAAGAGCAATAACCCGGCCGTGTGGTTTGAGGTCTGGCGCGGCATGACCTACCAGGCCAAAGAGGGCAGCTCATTTGACGAAATCGCGGTGGCCATTGCCCGGCTGCTGGTCGAGCGCATTTACAACGCTGAGACATCCTACAGCGAGCCCACGCCAGCCCTGGCCGTGAAGGCCTACAACGGCTTCCTGCGCAGGGCCGGCCTGCCCGAGCTGGACGGCGTGCCTGGGGTGGAGTCTGAGCCGCCGGCGCCAGCAAAGCCGCAGGGAAAGAGCCTGTCTGAGGTTTTTGAGGATTCCCAACGGGAGATCGACAACATCAAAAGCAACATTCTGGAAGGCGAGACGCTGGCTGAATATTTCAAGCGAACCGAGCTGGTGGAGGCGTAATGGGAAAAACAGCGATTGAATGGGCAACCGATGTATGGAACCCGGTTACTGGCTGCCATAAGGTAAGCGAAGGCTGCCGCAACTGCTATGCCAAAGTGCTGCACGACATGCGGCACAAAGCCTATCTGGATGCGCGCATGGTGCCGCTGCAGTACGCTGAGCCATTCGAGAAAATTCAGATGCACCCGAAACGGCTGGCACTGCCAGAAGGCTGGCGCAAGCCTCGGCGCATCTTTGTCAACAGCATGAGCGACCTGTTTCATAAGGACGTGACTGACGAGTTCATAGATCAGGTCTTTGCCGCAATGTTCGACGCTGGCAGACACACCTTTATGATTCTGACCAAGCGTGCAGAGCGTATGGCCTGGTACTTATCACCAGATAACCCGCGCTATTCCGCCAGAAAAGTATTCGACATTACCAAAGGGCCTGCCGGCAAGTTCGACTGCGATATGTATTGGCCGCTTGACAATGTCTGGTTGGGCACGAGCGTGGAGAACCAGCAGGCAGCCGATGAGCGCATTCCCTGGCTATTAAAGACCCCGGCGGCGGTGCGGTTTGTGAGCTGCGAGCCGCTACTCGGGCCGGTGGATCTCAAGCCGGCTGAAATAGCACAATGGCCAAATATGACCGATGCCTGGATGCCAAACAAAGAAGAGCCGGACGATTGGAAATATTGGATGCACAAGTGGAACGGCATTTCGTGGGTCATTGCCGGCGGCGAGAGTGGCCCAGGCGCCAGGCCTATGCACCCCGATTGGGCGCGCGGCTTGCGCGATCAATGCCAGGCGGCGGGCGTGCCGTTCTTCTTCAAGCAGTGGGGGGAGTGGACTTCGGAATTTCCACAGCATAAGAACCTTACTAATACTCAAATGACATACCAGCACAACGAGACCTTTTACCGAATTGGCAAGAAGTTGGCCGGCCGGCTTCTCGATGGGCAGGAATGGAACCAATTTCCAGAGATAAAAAAATAAATAACACCCTGGGCCGCGCGTGACTGCCTATGGCCTAATATCACTATTTTTGAAACCGTTGATCGTTGGGGAGAAAGAGCCTCTTGACGGCGGCCTGGGGTGATTTGAAAGGATAAAAATGATACCTGATTGGATAATCGGCTTTTTTATTGGCTTTGTTCTGGCGGCCCTGCTGGTCAGCTACTTCACCTCGCGCACCATCCGCGACATGGACCGCTTTATGATCCAGCCCCTGGCTGACCAGATCCGCGCCATCAAGCCGCACAGCCAGCCACAGGCCGGCCTGAGCGCTGCCAACGCAGATGCAGAGCGCCTGGCGCACGCGCTCGAGTGCGGCATCCGGGCCGGCTGGCCGTTCAGCCCGCTGAGCGTGCGGGCATTGGACCATCATTACCAGCGCGTCGGCCGGCGTGAAGTCGAGCCGTCGCCGAAGCTAAACTAGGAGCGTTTCTGCAGAAACGGTAAAAAACATGAATGAATGGGAAGAATGGAAAAAGCAAACGATCGACAATAATCAAGACCTGGTGCTGCCGTTGATGTATAAAATGTTCTGCCAATAATGAGCGAATTCTGTATGGATAAAATTCGACGGTGGGTAAAACGGGCACGGCCTTATCTGGTAACACGCGCGCGCCGGCTGCCCTGGCTGCGCTGCCGGCATTGTGGCCGCCGGCTGGTGGAAATTGATGTAATCGATGGGCACACCTGCATTCGTATCGGGGCCGGGACCAGCCGGCATGTATACATCGAATGCCGGCGCTGCGGCGAAGAGCGCGAGTTCGTCGGAATGCGCATTGATTTACGGTGAAAATGTTGCTATACTGATGTTAACAATATTTGCCGGTCGTTCCTGGTAGCTTAGGCAGGGAACGGTCCAAAGTCGAGAGATTGGCGCCGACACTTCCAAGTTATTGGATGTGCCGGCGCTTTTGTTTTTAACCCTCGGGGCGTGCTTAT